GAGTCCATTAGGAGTCCTTTATTTGTTGATAATCGACAATGGTTATCACCACTTAGAGTTTGTACATAAAAATCATTTGTGTACGATCTAGTTTTTTGATACCAATATTCACCGATTGTTGTCAAAAAGAATTTTGTCATGGGATCTCCCATTAACCATCCATTTATTTTTATAAAGGAGGTTTTTTTAAACTCTACTATCCTGTCTTCACAGTATAGTTTTTTTGCAAAAAGGAAAAATCCTTTTTGATCATCACATGGTAGATTATCAATAAGATAATCCCAGATTTCACCAGCTAGTGCTGGTGGAGCATAATCAGTAGATTGTGTAAAATCAGTACACATTGCGAAAACTTTTTGTCCGGGTTTTTTATCCGACCAAAGTGTTTCTTGAACATCAAGATCCTCATTGAGGAAGTCCCAAAGAGGTCTATGATGTCCGAAACAATTTTTCGTTCTTTGTGTTTTTATAGCAGTGTTTGCTATATGGGAAATTACTTGCATTATCACCATATAATGTATACTTTGTACGGTAATCCACCGTACCTTTTTAATTTCTTTAATGGGTATTGCTCTAACTCTCAATAAACCATTTTTATTCATACAATAATTTATTGACATATTTAATATGTCAATAGGAGTTGATACCCTGTGTTTCTCACATGGTATTTTTTCCATAGTTCTTAAATCATAAGAATAATCAATTTCTTCAAGACAGATCAACCTGATTGCCTCAGTTTGACCTCCCTCTAATCTTGATGATTCATAACAGGCTGCTGCACCGCAACTTATTTTCGCGGATGCGGCAGATCTATATTTCATACATTTAAGAATATTTTTCATAATACTCTTATCATATTTAAAATCATAAGGTTTCTCGGTTAAGATAGATTTGAATTTTTCAAAACTTTCTAAAACCATCGATTCAGATGCTAACCCAAAGGACCTACCATAAGTTACTAAAGCTATTCTTTGTCCAAGAATACCTAGTAATCTATTTCCAGTCTCTTTGGTTGGAAGTAGCATTAATTCTTCTATTGATTCTCTTATTATATTGAAACCCGATATTTCGGGTGCAGGTAATCTATTTTTCTTACCATTAGTATAATGGTATAGATAAAATGGATTTTCAATTAGTAGTTTTTTTATCTTCTTATAATAAGAAGACACGGTCTTCACATAGAATTTATAATTCTGTGTAGACCAATT